GGTCGAGCTTCGTGACTTCATGCATTGAATTTGGTACTTGCCACGTTCCTTCATTGCTCGGCTTGTGAAAATGCCAAACACGTTATCTGCTGTGTTGATCTTGGAAATACCACCCGAGATGTGTGAATGATCAAATTCAATTTCTTCCACAGCGGATCTGTTTAACTGACTTGCAGTTACCATTAGGATTCCTAGCTCTTTGGCCAAGTTGCGTAGTTCTTCACTCACATACTTGTCTTTCACAAACAAGTCATTGGGTGACACCTTGGCACTAACAGGCATCAGCAAGTCCAAGTAGTCAATCATCACAAAGTCAACTCGCTTGCCTGTTTGAATTTGATACTCTTTCAAATAAGCACGGATGTCATTGATGTTTGATTGTGCAGGCAAACCTTTCACTTGATAGTTGCCGGACTTCTTGGACACCAGCTTGACCTTGAGCTCTGTAGTGTCTATGTCCTTGCGGATATCTTTTGTTGACATATTGGTCAACATAGCATCAGTACGCAATGATGTAAGTTCTTCACTCAGTTCTAGTGTGATATACACGCCACTGAGCCCTTGCTGTAGCCAGTTTAGTGCAATGTTCATCATTACCAAGCTCTTGCCCGAGCCTGATCCACCCGCAAAGATGTTAAGTTCACCACGACTGAAACCGCCATACAGCAATCTGTCCAACTGTGGCCAGCCTGTGCTTACTTGTCCGCCTGAGTTGAAGTATTTTTCAATGCGACTCTTAGGATCAGCAAAGTAGTCTGTGCCCATGTCCTTAGTGAGTGATATCTGTACTGCATCTTTGATGAGTTTTTCAACTGGATCATATTCGCCTTTTTCCAACAAGTCTGCGGCTTTCAAAATAGCACGTTCTAGTTCTTGACGTCGAGTAAATGCTTCAAACTCGCCCATGAACCAGTCAAAGTGTCCTTCGTTTAAGTCTGGCACAGCCTGTAGTTTGATACCAGTTGTGGCTGAAATCTGTGTGCGATCAGGCAGAGTCTTGTGTTTGTCTGAATGTTCTTTGATGAACTCAGCCGCAGGTCTCAAACTTTTGTCAAAGTTCTGCGGGTTGTAGATGTTCTGAACACGCACATAGCTCTGTGCATCTTCCAACATCATTTCTAAAAATAGACGTTGTACGTCAAGCCCGTATTCTTTTAACAAAGTTTGTCCTTTATGCTTGTTTCAAAAAAATGTCGATTGCCGGCAGGTCCGTGATGCCCGTGCCATCCAAAATTGTCATAGTCTGCTGGCTGGTTAATGTTTAAATTAACGTCATACATAGAGCCATCAAATAATTTACACCTGTTATGAGCTACACAATAATCTAGTATGTATTGACTTGGTCCCCAGTGATTGTTTGGATTTAAATTTTTACTGAGATTTACAACAATGTAGTTAGCGTTACAGGAATCCAACCACTGAGTTATTAAAAATATCTGTCGCAAAACTTGGGTTTCAATCCAACTACGATCACTGATCAACACTGACAATCGATCAAGTTCTTTGTACTGTAAATTTACCAATCCATGATGGCTTGCGACATTACTGGGCTGTGCCTGCCACGTTTTTGTATCAAATACGGAACTTACTAGTGCCGTGTCTTTGTAATCGTCGAATACAGTGATCCTTTCCAAGGGCGGCAGGCCAATGACAAAAAAGTCTTGATCAAAGTTGTATCTTTGCTGTTCACCTATTAACATTTGACACACACTATCAAAACTTATTTTAGGTCTGCTACAATTAATCACAGTATCAACACCCAGCGTAGAAGCAGTTAACCCCCAAAAACTTTCTTGTGGGGAAACGCAAACATCTGGTGTACTGTAACTGTCGCCAAACACCCAAAGTCTATTGTATTTTTTTGACAAGTTGACGTTTCCTTATCTCTATTTTGATTCGGCTGGTTTCTCTCGCGGCCATAATAGTTAGCAAGGCTCCTAGTCGACCTAGTTTTATCACAGCGTCGTTGACATCTTTGCAACCTTCGGGCCAATCAGGTATGCTCACTGCCCACCCCAGTTCCACAGCACGGTCAATCAGTTCTATACCTGCGACATCTTGGTCTGGCACCACTGTAACCTCACGTCCAAGACTGCGAATCAATCTTGCTTGTGCATCACTGATGGTATTGTGCATCACAGCAAGCCCGCCAATTGACAGTGCATCAAAGATACCTTCCATCACAAGCACATGTTGCCAATCTGCATGTTGCAAGTCAGTGCCAAACACATAGCCCGGCTGTGAGTGATTGATGTACTTGGGCTGTTTGTCATCCATGAATCTAGCAGTCCAACCAATCACCTTGTTGTCATATGTGAACGGAACTAGTACAAACGGTCTTACCCAATGAATACCATCAGTCTTGATTGCAGTCATTATGGGAAAGTCTTCTGGCACTCCACGCCGACGAATGTAATCCCAATATGCCGGAAACTCTGGAGTAACTACTTCGCAAAACGGAGGAAAATCATCTGCTTCTTCAAACTCAATACTACTTAATACGTTGAATGTGTGTTGACGATCTTCCAGTATGCCGTGTATGCTACGATGGCGCAGACTTTCAAGATTGAGCATTTCAATTTCATTGTCTGGCACGCCCATCCATGACAATAATCTTTTGGCTTTGAAACTAACTGTGCGTCCCAGAACAAAACTAGCGGTGTAACTACAGTTGAAGCAGTGATAACTCCAGCCCTGTTCAGTTGCCTTGATACCGCCACGTCCACGTTTGTCTGCACTGTTGCCGTTGTGAGTGCAACACACTGCATTGAAACTCAACCAGCCCTGTGGGCTGGGCTTTCTTTTAGCAGGTAGGTAAGCAAGGATATCAAGCATCTATTGATTGTAGCATAAATGCCAGCAACAATCAACGATATTGGAGATTAGTAATGTAGCCGGTGGTGATCATGATTGTGGCTTGCTGTGTGCCTTGATATTGAATTGGCAAATATCCCGAACCACCATTAGTCAACACAATGGTTGACACTTGGCCATCAGCACCAATGGTGGCCACTGCTTCGGCACCACTGCCGTTGCCCAGTATTTGAATCTTGGGCGCAGCCGCATAGCCCTGACCTGGATTGGTCAAACTGATCCCAGTTACCACTCCTTCGGGCGAAACTTGTGCAGTGGCCTGTGCGCCAAATCCCTGGCTGTTGTTAAAGGCTGCACGTAGCAAGGGATGATATCCCACTATATTAAAATATTGAGTGCTGGTTTCGTCAAAGAAATCATAGGAAGATGATGCGTTGTACCAAACAGATTGATAGTTTTGTGCAGCTTCAAATTTGATTGTTCCGGTGTAGTGATCTAGATCCATTTTCACCGTGGTCAGTGCTGTGCCATTGGTTTCAATAAAACTGCTGTAAAATTCTGTAAGCTGTGTGGTGTTGACTGGCGGCGGCTGCAATGCCCAGTCAGGCCAGTTGGTTGGTCCTGGTGTCAGTTGCTGTGCTTTGCCATAAATTGTGGGTATGGTCAGTTCTGCACTGGGTACAAAAGTAGGAAACACGCTGTCAGCAATGTCACAGTTGGCTCGGGCCTGTGAGTTTGCGTTGACATACACTGCCTGCACGTAATCACCCGAAGTACGCTGTATGCTGTAGCTGGCAGGCTGTGCCACAAAATTAATAGTATCTTGTGTGTCTAAAACCACTTTGACACGCCCCAAGGGTGCACTCAATGTAGTCATTTCTTTTTCTAGCAACAGTCGGTCGCCAGTTTGATTCAACAAACGAAACACAAATGTTGATCCTGTGATGTTTACAGGTTTTTCTTCTTGATTGATAAATTCAAACAATAGGACGTTGTCCACGCCCTTGTTTATGGTTAAAGTTTTTGCGTACACTGGATCATACCTCGCTGTGAAATACCCACCGCTGGTGTCTATCAAAAGTACCCGGGTTATTTGTTGATATAAGTACGCAGTGGTTGAATACATAGGAGCCTCAACAAGTATTTATGGGCAATACAATCTTCGATAAGCTGGCGGAAAAATATCCCTTTATCACCCTCTGCGTGTACGCCAACGCAGAGTATGTGGGAATAGTGCAAAATCGCGACGAAACAATTACAACTATCTACGATTTTGGTGCCATCATTAATCAAGATGACAAACTGGAATTTTTAGAACTGGCTGGTACTTGGTGGTGGGAAAGCAATCGTAGCATACCCATCAACATTTTCTTGCGAGCAGATTGGGACAAATTCCGTTGGACTTTGCGCACATTCAGCAACAAAGATCTTGAAATCTTACATGGCCCAATTTGCAGTTTACAGGACATAGCCCGCAAAAAAGGCAAACGCAAATCAATTACCCTGGTTAGACGTATGGATTAAGTTCATGTGCAGAGCTACCAAGGCTGCATAACTTACTGCATGTGACTTTTTAAAAGTATAGCCCCTACTGTCATCACCATCCCATACTGACGCAAACACTTCGGCCCAAGAGCGATTTTGCAAGTGTGCTTTGCCCGGACGTATGATACTGATAAACGCAGCCATTCTAGGTATTGAATCAGGCTTCATGGTGCGTAGCAAATCAGTGTAGTTTCCAATGTGCACCAGTCGAGAAGCCCAAGCTTGATCTTGCCACAGTCTTGACCATGGCGGGGTAGCGTCAAGCATCTGCCGATAATGCGCAGGATCACGGACCAATTTGTACACTGTCATGTTCAACAGATCTATTTTAAAATATCCACGTTGTTCTGCTGATTCGTAATCTATGGCTGCACAGCCATTAGCAATGTCTTGTGGAATGTCTGTGACATAGATGCCCGAATTGTGTCGGCGCACCTGCCCTTGGTGCACTTGCCTGGCTGGTATGTGTTGGATCAGTTTCAACACAGCCTTGTCGCTTGCTGTTGGCCCAATCTAACAGGGTTTCGGCGTCTGATGAGAGTGAAATCATAGGATGTGCTGAGTGAATTGGCTGCCACGAATTGCCATCGTTTACTTCCAAACAGTTCATGCTGGCGCTCCATCGTACCATGCCTGCACCGCTGGCACCCGGACTGATGTATGGATTGGTGTTCATGCCACCAGACACTTGAATGTATTTGCTGCCGCTAATATTTCTAATCATAATGCAATTATAGCCACAAGGCCAATGTAAGTCAACTGATGTGCCATCTGATCTAGACCCAAGTGTGCCCAGAAGCTGGGATTCTGAAGGTCTCTATTGCCCCAGTTCATCTTGGCCCAGTCAATGTGATAATGTAGCACAGCATCTATCACACCCATCATTATGCTGGCGGCCCAGTATACAGGGCCTAACACACACCCAACACATAGGGCTGTGCCAATGCCCTGTTTGAGACTGTGCCGCATGCCCAGCCAGTGTCCGTATTGGCCTTTGTGATTGACTTCTGCCATGCTCTGATCCACAAAGTCAATGTACCAGTGTTTGATCTGCAAGAGTATGAGTGTTAAAAATATCACTGCTTCCATGTTACCAACCTGCCTTGTTCAATATGTCTTTTGCGTATTCTTGATCCGCTGGGTAGTTGTGAAACTTCTTTTGCCATACATCTGAGTCAATGTAAGGCCATACCATGCTGATCTGATCAGGAGAGAGTTCACCCAAGAACTGTTGTCCTGACTCTGCATTATAAATGATCCAGGGACTTATACGCCCAGACGTTATTGCATAACACATTGCATTGGCATTTCCGTACCGCAAACAGTCTTGTGGTTGTGCTTGGTGATTTTCAGCCCAATCTAATCCAAACTCAATTGCTCGGGCCAATGCGTCATCCACTGCTTCTACTGGCAAGTACCAGGTCAAGTATTCAGTGTAGATTGCATCACTGCACCAATGATCAATTTTTTTGTTTTGCTTCAATAACCAATCCATGAATCTTGCCGGAGCAATAACCTTTGTGTTTACACAATAGCGACCAAACTTTACAAATGCATTGTAATAACTTGAATCGCAAAAGTCATCATAAGTTTTCAGTTTTGCTGATCCTTGGTGCACTTCATAAAAACGTATAAATCCCTGGAATCCAAGTCTTACACCTGCTTCATCTTTTTGAGTGCGTCGTCGTTTGGGTTCACACATGTGAACCGCAATACTAGTTTCTTTAACAAACTCTTTTTTACAATAATCGCACACAAAACTCATGCTAGTAGTTTACGCTCTTGAATGTAGTTTGTCAAATATTCGTTTAGTTTTTGATGATGTCCAACAGCTGGATGTGTCATGTCTGGTGGCACGTATGGTGCTTTGGGGCCATAATCTTTTGGCAGTACTTCTTGATCAGCTTGCCAAGCGGTGGCACGCCAGGCAAACCCGCCCACAATTTCAGGCTGATCAAATAATGCTAATCTAGGGTCATTTAACAAATCTGTGTATAAATTATCGGCTTGTTGAAACATCAACACTCGATGTCCTCTAATTTTCAAACTGTCAATTGTGCTGAGCATACGGTACATGAGATCTTCGGCACGATCCAAAATGCTGTAAACTTCAGTCTTGAGTTTGGTATCTACAAACTGCTCGGACTCTTTTTGGTTCCAACCTGTTTGCCATCTGTGGGCAAACTCTTGATTTTGTGGATTTACCCATCGTCCTTCAAAATCATTTTCTGGTTCGCAGATGGGTATTTCTAATCTGCTGAGAAATGTCATGCCCAACACATACAAGGTTGGTGGTGCTGTGTAACTGTGCTCTTTGTAAGTAGGGTATATGGCTTGTAATGCTTTGCGGCGTGCACTAGCGCCAGGCTCTTTTTTCTTGGGCGCAATCCAAGGATGTCTTGGCGTACCCATATCAGGACTCACTGTTGTGGCCATGAGCCATTGTAGCTTGGGATGTTTGCTTACATCAAAAAAGTGTTTGTTCAATCTCTCATTGGTGGCAATCACATAAAACTCTTGAAGTTCTCTTGAGCCTTCCACTGCCGAACCCCAGCGTATCATGAGATAGTTGGAAAACTTTTTCCGCTCTTCTGCGGTGAGATCGTCGTAGAATGATCTAACCTTGCGGTCAAACATCTTCATCTCATTGGCAATGGTCAGTTTATCGCTCATCAGTCTTGGTCAATTTATAGATCATTATAGCACGTTCTAGTGCGTCTTGTAAAGTGGGATTGTTACGAGCCTCACGCCGAATTTCGCCCCACATCTTGTCTTCCATTAGATGATCAAGCAAGGGTCGGCCGTCTGAGGTTTGTTTATCGTAGGATATTTGATGTCCAGTCACAGGATCGTATCCATATCCAACCAGCACACGGTCAGCAGGATTAGCACCAACCTCACGAGCATACACTTCATTACCGTTGCGTTCGTAAATGTAAGTAGCACCCGGTTTAAGGGTTCCCATATTGGTAGCCGTATTGTAGGTGTGCCCAACGCAGAAAACGCTCTAGGCCTTCACGATCGTCAGGATAACTTTCCAGATACACTCTGGCCAGTCTATTGATGATTTCAAATAGTTCAGGTTCAGTGTAGGGCATTTACCAGGCCTTGTTATAGTCCACAATCTCGCAGTTGCGACTGACGTCTTTAACAAAGTACACACAGTCAGGTTCTTCATCATCGTTTAGCGGCACAGCCAACATCTGACCATTTTTAAGTTTGGGTGCATACCATGACACTTCGTGGTACACATCTAGTATTTCAATATCAGGAAAGCTGGGCCTAAAACTGGTCAGCGGATTGAATTGGAACACTTTAAATCCACGGTCATTAATCGACGTTAACGGCAACACTTCAAGGTCTCCCATGTCTGGCTCACCTATTAGGATTTGCCAGTCCATGGGCATTCTCAACGTGTACTCACCTATGCGCAGTACCAAGGCAGGTGCATTAAAACTTTCTAAGAATATCAAAGGAATAAAGTGATAGTCTGGGTCTGCTGGATTGCTGTTGTCTAAAATAGCAAACCGCATGTCATCAACTTCTTCTGGAAGATGATCTAGGTCGTAGTACTGATTGTCTAAAGTTAATATTCTCATATTGTTGTAGTTTACACTTTTTGTTTACTGCTGTCAAGTCTTTTCAAAATTACACCACAGTCCAAAGTCTGGTGCACCACTTGCCAGCCCTGTGCCAGCAGGTACACCACAGCAGGGCCGCATTTGCCAATCCAACAGTCGTTGTAACAGTAGGTGTCATCAAATGCCACAACTGCTTTTGGTGCCAGGCAGCGATACAATAGCATTAACTGAGCTAGGTGTTCAATCTGGCAGGCTTGATTGGTCATTGCAACACCACGTTCAGCGTATTCAGCCATTTGTAATTGAATGGCCGGGCGCACATCGTTTATATCCCAAATGTAATCAAAATTGTCTAGGTACAGTACATCAATGTCTGTGTGACTTTGAGCAAAATTTTTAGCCCAATCGGCGCCAGGCTGTACCACAAACTCTGTGTTGACAAATGTAGTTTCCCAACGACTTTTGGCCTTGCTACTGACGTCTACAGTAATGAGTTTTTTGTTATGATCTGCGGCCATGGCGTCAAGCCATTGTGTGCTGCCTTCGCCTCGGTCTGAACCTATTTCAACAAACACGCTGTTGGCAGTGGGCTCTAAATATGTGCCAATGTGTTGATATACTCTTCCCATCAATAACTCACTTTCCAGTTGCGAATTGTTGGCACATAGGTAAAAACAATGTCTTCCCCTGTACTAAATTGTTGACGAATGTTTTTAGCAACGTTTCCAAACCAACACTTATTATCATTAAGCACAACGTCTTTGTAAAACGCTTGCCATCGTAGAACTATCATTGAATTAACAAATTTGCTAGGCACTGTAATTGAGATTCCAGCCTCGTTAATGTGCCGAGACAAATTAACTTCAACAGCATTAGTAGCGTGAAGTTTTTTAAGCTTCAAATCTGTAAATCTGTCTAGCATGGTGAACAAACGATTGAGTTGATTAGCTCTGAATACAGTATCTTGTAAACTGTATTGTTGAAAAAAATCTGCATTGACACTGTCAACAAAATTTTTATCTATTGAAATTGTTGGGGAAAATTCATATGCTTCACTGTGGCTAAGATCCAATACAAACACAGGATGGTCTTCGTATACTTCGGCCCAAATTTTAAATCCGCCAGGTATAAATTCACCACAATGTTTTGTTGCATGGTTACTCAACTGTACAATATCTTCACCAAAAATTTGTGTGTTAATTGTTTCGCTGACATAGACATCAGCAGGAATATCTAATAAAACAAAATCTCCGTACACGGCTTCAATGGTATTACTATAACCAGCTCTAGATAAATTAGCACACAGATACTGGTACCTAGCTTCATTTCTTTCAACTGCAATGACTTTTTTTGCACCAGCTTGAGCAGCTAATACACTAAGAAGGCCAGTACCTGCACCAATGTCACAAACTACCTTGCCAGGTGCTGCCTGATCTATTGCTTGTTTGTAAAAACTATTCCTACCAGTATCATTTAACATGGGTAGGAAGACACCATCATCTTTAAAAAAGTCCAGGCTCATTTGATCTTCATCCACTCAAGTTTTTCTTGAGTAAACGGATAGTTGGCTTCTCTGTAGAATTGTTTGCGCTTGGTCAAATGACGTTTGGCAAATTTACAGGTTGAAGTTATGTCCCAGATTTGAACATGCTCTTTGTCTTCTGCTTTTCTTATCCCGCGTCCAATGCTTTGGATAACGCGGACAAAACTTTTCCCGGGTTCCACAAGAACCAAATTAAAAATCCTAGGGATATTAATACCCACAGCGGCAACACCATAGGTAGCCACA